CGGTTATGGCGGAACTGGTAGACGCGCTAGATTCAGATTCTAGTGAGGTTACACTCATGGAGGTTCAAATCCTCTTAGCCGCACCAAAAAATGCTAACTGCGACAATACCATAATACTTAGTATTATGAGTGCTAAATTGTCGCTTTTTTGTTTGGCTGCTATTTCCTTAGATTGTTGAGACTCTCGGTTTAAGGAAACAAACAAAGTTTGAATAACTGATACGCGGTTAGATAGTTTGAACCGATTAGGTGCAGGTTCATTTATAAAAAGTCCAATAAATGGGGGCAAGCAAAAAGCCCCGTAGGGCTATTCCACAAAGTGCTTTTTAACTACTTAACTATCAAGATTCCAAATGTTGTATTGAATGAACTCTTTCTTACTTTGTATTCAATGGATGAAGTGAATAAGAGTTTTGGATCTAGTGGTGGATTCTCAATGTCTCCGTTTCCAACGATGAAGTATATGAGTTCTTTGCTAACAATCACCGCTTTAGAGAATACGGATTTGAAGTCGATTTCTTCGATATCACCATATTCATCCTGGAGCCCCTTTAGATTATTTATAATCTTATTAGTTCTATCGCGATAGTTGTCGGTGACTACCACCTTGTTTTGTAGTTCGGTTCTTTGTTTGATTAATCCGTTGATTTGATTTAGGGTTTCTTTCTGCAATGAAGAGAAGAAGTCGTCGTGGAAATCTTTGATATCATCATACTTCTTTCTGAGTTCATCAATTTGCGTGTTTATAGACGCGATATCTTCAATAGTGGAATCTTTATCAGGCTTGCTGAATTCAGCGATTAGACACTCTTTAAATACATTTAGATTTGATTTTAATATCTCAAGTTGCTTCGCTATCATCTTCTTAAAAGGAACAAGTGGATAGTTTTCACTTTTGCATAGCTTGGTTTTGTGGTTTGAATAACACATTAAATGTTTATTGGTTGGCTCGCCATTGTAATGGTTTGTTTTAACCATATAGTTCTTTCCACAGTAAGGACAGATAATAAAATTACTAAAGTTACTTCTGATTTGATGATGTCTAACTCTTTCTCTAGCTGGGCTATAAACATTGTATTTTTCACCCATTCTTTTGAATTTGTCTTGAACTGCATTCCAAGTTTCTCTATCGATGATGGCGGGATGACCGTTTTGAATTAGATACATTTCTCTTTCACCATGATTATATATTCGCTTTTTAGTGATAGGGTCCGCTGAGTATTCTTTTTGAAGAAGACAGTCACCGGCATATTTCTCATTATGAAGAATGCGATTGATGCCTGATACACTCCAAGAAACAAGTCCATGTCTGTTTTTAACTCCTTCTTTCATCAAGAAGTCTGCAATAGCGGTGGTGCCCATATCTTCAAGATAGAGTTTGTAGATTAGTCTGATGATGTTTGCCTCATCTTCTTGAATAACAATATTCTTTTTACTGTCATATCGATAACCAAGCATGTGATTGACTGGTATGTAGTAGTGACCTTCTCTTCTATCTTTTTCAATTCTCCATTTTTGGTTTCTTGATACACTGATAGCTTCTTCTTCTGCAAATTGAGCGTATATGGTTATCATCTGGTCGCATTTAACATCTAGTGAAGATACATGCTGTTGTTCAAAATAGATTTCAATTCCAACCTTTCTAAACTCTCTAACTACCTCTAATAAATCAATGAGATTTCTAGCAAATCTTGACACCGATTTAACGAGAATTATGTCAATTAAGCCGACTTTTGCATCGTTTATCATTTTAGAAAAGCCTTTTCTCTTATAAATGGTGGTGCCACTTATTCCATCATCATAGTAGATACCAGCGAAGTCCCAATTGGGGTTTTGAATGATGGTTCTTGTATAGAAATCAATTTGTTCCTCTAGTGATGTTTCTGCGACATCTTTATTACTTGAAATACGAGCGTATGCTGCGACTTTTAATCTTTGTCCAGGTGCGACTTTGTGTAATGAATTAATGTTCATCTACTTCTTCCTCCAATCTAACGACGTCAAATAATAATGTGTTTGTTTTGTCTGTAACACATGATGAATAAATAGGTTTCAAACTAAGTAAGTTATCAATGGTGGTGCTATCAACTCGAACCGGTTTATCGCCAATAGCAAACCTTATAGAGTTGTCTTTTCTACGAATGACCGCTTTTAGAACCTCACCAAGTATTTCACTAGTGATTGTGCCTTCGGCGATATACAGATTAATCTTTTCTTTCACTAGATACTGCTTACCTTCTTCAGATAGAACCTGTTCAAGCCTAGAGATTTCATCTTTATAGTGACTGACATTCGACTTTTGAATGTTGAACTCATCCTGATATTTGAGAACATCGTCTTCTTCCATCTGAAGCTTGATTAATGCACTCATCTTATCCTCGGCTTCAGTGATTAGCGTTTTATACTCTGCAATCTTCTCGATAATTGTTTGGATTGAAGAGTGGTAGGCATCACTGATGGTGGTATCTACTTTTTCAGGAAGATTATTAAACTTAGCAAAAACATCACTAATGGCTCTATTCATCAATTCATAGTTAATAGTAAGTGGGGCATCACAGTCTTTATAATGTGGTGATGTCTTATTGTTGACTTTGCAGGTAAATACTCTTCTTGCATAACTGGTTCCTGGATGAATGGTTATCACCTTCATGTTTCTAAGGCATCTTTCGCAATAGAATATCTTAGATATTAGATTTACTTTAGATGAGCTATTGTTCCCTTTAGTGAATTTGGCTTTTCTTAATGTTTGAATTTCATTAAAAGTCTCTCTATCTATAATTGCATCATGATGGTTTTGAACGATGTATTTTTCCTCAACTCCGTTATTGATAACAGTCTTGTGATCTAAGAAATCAACAACCACAGTCTTTTGCATGACAAAGTCACCGACATATTTCTCATTTGAAATGATTTTATCGATATCGTAGACCTTCCACACATCTTTACCTGTACCTGTTTTAATACCTCTATCTGTCATGATTTGCGCGATTTCACGATAGGTGTATCCAGCTGCAAAGAGGTTGAAGACCTGAATAACTATATCTTTGGTGGATTCATCGATGATGACTTTACCTTCATGATTAGTCTTATAACCTAATGTGGTTTTGACATTCATCTTTCTTTGGCCTTTGGCCATTCTTTTTCTTACACCCCATTTAACATTCTCTGAGATGGACTTAGATTCTTCTTGAGCAAACGATGCAAATATGGTGAGCATCATATCGACTTTAGTATCGTTGGTGGATATGGATTCTTTATCAAAATAGACTTCAACATTCTTCTTCCTTAGCTCGCGTACTGTTTTTAAGCAATCCACTGTATTTCTGGCGAATCTTGAAATGGATTTAACAAGGATTAAATCAATCTTGCCGTCAAGTGCATCTTTAATCATTCTTTGAAAACCCACTCTATGTTTTGTGGATGTACCAGAGATGCCTTTATCTGAATATAGTTTTACGAATTCCCATGTTGGATTCTTGCTAATACGAGTGGTGTATTCTTCTAGCTGTGCGTTAAAAGAATTCTTTTGATCTTCGAGATCAGTAGAAACACGAGCGTATGCAGCCACTCTTCTTTTAATAACACTTCCGGTTGTTGGGTTGATTGCTAATATCTCTTTCTTAGGAATCACCTTAATGGTGGTAATGTTTTCCATAATTCCTTATCTCCTTTCACCATATATTTGCGTAGTTACTTGATACAATCAAGTAATATATCAGACTGAAGTAATACAATTTAAATGGCTAATAAACCTAGCTTTTTCCTTAAAGAAAGAATCATAAAATACCACTCATCAAATGAGATAATTCCTTCTTTAAATAATCTATCAATATAGGGTTTGGTTATTTCCCATTCCCTTTCTTTTTCAGTAACCATAAAAAAGTCTCCTCGGTAATTTCACCAAGAAGACGATTGACCGTGATGGTCTTTGCTTTGTGTCCGCCTTTAGTATAGTTGAGGAGACGTTTTAATAATAGGTGATAGGAGTGCGCTAGAAATCAATAACTGCTTTATGAATAACAAATTTAACCATTTGTTGCAGCTTTGATAAACGACAAGTGAAGGTTTCACCATCTTTTGTATATGTGTAATTGATTGCGCTTGAATAATCTCTATCCGAGTCTTTTCCTTTTAAAGGTTCAACATAAGAGAAGTATTCAATAGTGGAGTCACCAACTTTTTCTTGAATGCAGACTGCTGCTCTTTTTGTGGTGCCTAAAGAAATAGCGTGTGATCCTTCGGTGATGAATAGAATGGTATCTTTTGGAAGGCCTAATTCATAGATTGGTTTCTTGTATCTTATGATTATTAATTCGTCAGCGATTTCTTTTAGATTTCTATCGAGTGCATATGTAATGGATGTGGGCACATATGTTTTCTTTTTATAATCAAAATCATATAAACGCACTTCTCTACCGATATAGCCAAGTTTTAATTCCCTTTTCTTTCTTCTAAGAAGAAGGTCTAATGAAACATTTAATATTTCTGAGATTTCGACAGCTTTAGAAGCAGGAATGTCTATTTGCCCAGATGAGTATTTACTTAAAGTGGCTTTATTAACTCCAAGTAGCGAAGATAGTTCACTTGCTTTAATTTTTCTAATCTTTCGGTATTTTTCAATTTCAACTCCATGATATAGCTCAGTTCCTCTTTTAGGCTTTGAAATGTTATCGATGATAGAGGAGAGATTTATAGATGATAAAACTTTCGCAATGCCTTTCTTGGTTTCACTTAATTCACTTACAACATCTTTTAATAAATCAGGAACATTTATTTCAGGAGCTTTAATTTCTGTTAAAGGTTTTAATGCTTGCAGTAATTGTTCTTTTTGCTCTTCAGATAAAGCATCGAACTGTTTTTGAAGAGTTGAATTAACTTTTTCTTCCATAATTTAACCACCTTAAAAACAATTTTATTTATAAAAAGACAATATTTCAACTTCATAGGCAACAAAACTTACACTTTTGTTAATAGTTCGTTTTGACTATATACATAGTATATAAGTTTTAATTAGTTGCCTTAAAAGCAAACAAAAAATTATTTCAAAGGTTACATATTATAAATTGCTACTTCCTAAATTATCATAAATTTGCGAGGCGAAACCTCACACTAAATGAAAACGGCAGAACCGTGGAAAGGAGCAATTATGAAGTACTACCAAATCCGTATGTATTTAGTTAACGCCAGGCAGAAGCTCGGTTATTCACAGTACCGTGTTGCTTCTGAAATGGGGGTATGTCATCAACATTACAATCGCATAGAGAATGGTGTTATTGGAAAAGATATCCAATTTAGAACGATCTATGCGTTGTCTGTTGTATTAGAAATTCCTTTTAATGTCATCTGCGAGAAGGAAGTCGAATACCAAAGATTACTGGTAAACGGTGATGACGATTAGAGCGGATAGGCTCTAGAGTTGGCCTGAATAATGAATTTGCTTTGTGTCCAAAAAGAAGACGTTCCTATTATTCATCCTAATTCCTGGAGCCTCATCCCTATTTATGGGGTAGAACCCCTCAGGAGTTAAACTTATGAAAACTTTAAAAGTTAATAATGCGGAAAAGTTAAAAGCGTTATTAGAAAAAGGTGAGGCATTACCTTACAAGAAACTTGCCAAACGATTTGTGACAATCACAGTCGATCCCAACAAAAGCAGAAATTGTTTCTGCAACAAGTGTATCCGTCAAGGCTTAGTGGCATTCGGTGAATATCTAGAATCCAAGAAAGCCATCATGCCATTAAAAGCCGATGTCATTGATTTTGTTTTTCAAAAGAAGAATGAAAGTGGCAGAACTCTTCAATGGTATTTTGGTGTTTGTATGGAATTCGTTCTATTCTGTCAAAAGAACTATTTTGTTTTATTTGATGGAATCCTATTAGATACTGGCGCGACAAGAATAGTGGAAACAATCGACGGAAGCATCATTGCTAATGATGAAGTGATGTTTTTAAGTGAGGAGGATAGTAAAAATGTTAAAGCATAGAAAACATTATCCTTATACTCAAGAAGCTGTTGATTTCTATAGAAAGAAATATTTAAAACAAGGACAGCAAATTCCAGAAGAGAAGTTTGAAAAAATGATGTATCAAGCTTTCTTGCTCTTCGGTGAATATCTTGAAGAAAATTGCATCCCAATTCCACTAGTGGAAGATATTGACGTCTTTGTTGTTTCTAGACAATACGAATTTGGTATTTTCTCACATATTAATGACGATCAATTAGGTGTGATCATCGCTAGACTTAGTCTTTTTGTTGAATATTGCCAAGACAATAAAGACACCATTCTTGATGGAAGATTAATGGGAGAACCAATTGCTAGATACCTTGTCATTAATAATGAAAGAGAAGTTATTTATCACGATTCTGTATTCATGAAAATCAGAGATGAATATGGTCCAGGGATCTTTAAAAGATAAATAGCACACTGCCTTCACCTATTCAAAACTAGATTAGATGTAATAACATCTAATTTGGAGAGTGGTGCTTTAAAATATTTAACCACTTTGCCATAAAGGCACCTCTCTCCATTTGTGGAGGTGCTATGGCTAAGAAACTCGATACATATCAAATGTGGGAAAAGACAGGTGTGCTAAAGTCTAAGCTTGATTATATCAAAGCGGCTTCAGCTACTTTCTACACGCAAAAAGAGATGTGTCGCGACTTAGGTATAACTGAGCAGACATTTATACAACTTAAAAATAAACATCCTGAAATTCAACAAGCTATTTCTAAAGGTGAAGCTTTGCTTTTAAATGATTTGTTCTCCGCTCTTAAAAGAAAAGCGGTGGGATATAAAGAAAAGACAACTTCAAAAGCGATGAGAAAGAATCCTATTGGTGGCACTGAAACTAAAGTCACAGAAGACGAGAAGTATTATCCACCTGATTTTGAAGCTATCAAATATATCCTCATCATGAAGTTTGGTAAAGACTTCGATCCTAAGAAATACATGTACGAATATATGGATAAAAAGAATGAACCAGAGGAGTGGGCTAATGCTACTCCTATTGGTGCAGATGATGATAAGGAGGATTAATTCCTATGAGAGATTTAATAATCGCTGTTGGACAAAGAGCCAATAGCAAAACCTGGAAGAACACCAGAATCACTTGGGAACAACTCTCCCAAAAATTAAGTGAAACAATTAGAACCTCTGAAACAGTAGAGGAGTATAAACACTTTGTTAAAGATGCTAAACAAGAAGCCAAAGATCATGGTGGTTTTGTGGGCGGTAAACTCAAGACTCCTCAAAGGCTTAAAAACAATGTGGAGTATAGAAGTTTAGTCACTTTAGATTTAGATGACGCTACACCTGGTTTTCTTAAATGGTATGAAGATAACTTCCAATATACGAGCTGTCTTTATTCCACTCATGGGCATAGAGATGACTCACCTAGATTTAGAATAATTATCCCTTTAAGCAGAGATGTAGAAGGCGATGAATATGTCGCAATATCTAGGTTGCTTGCTGATGAAATAGGTATCGAACAAGT